CTTGGGCGATTTGTCGTCCTGCAACATAAGGAGTGTTAATAGTTTTACCCCATGCGATAGCACTTTGAAGCGTTCCAATAATTGGACTTCCACCAAGTTTAAGAACTTTGCCAGCAATTCCAAGACTACGTTGAAGTAGACTTGGGTCTTCTTGAGTAAACTTAGCGGTTGGGTAAAGAGCCTTAATGTTTGCTTGGGCTTCTTCTGTTAAGGCTTGAAACTCACGCTTAGCATCATCTGCTTTAAGAGCACGAAGTTCTTTTGCTTTTTTAACAGTGTAAGCCAACTGTTCAACGGCAAGTCTTTGCTGAGGTGAAAGGTTAGCATTATTTGCAGCATTATAAACAGCAGGATTAACTTCTCCTACAACTGGATTTATGCGGGCCATTAGTACCCATATTCAGCAAGGGTTGAATAAATAAGTTCGGCTTCTCCAGTTGGGTCAAACTGTGCAATCTTACGCATAGTTACAGAAATTGGTTCAGTAGTTGTAGGAAGGTTCATTACTTCACTTCCTGGTCCTTCACCAATATCTACACCAGATGAAATAGGTTCATTAGGACGTGTAGTAGCAGCCATTAACTCTGTTGGCATTTCCATCTGAACTAATCCTGAATTGCCCATAGCGTTAGCGCCCATGCTGTTGCCAGCCATTGGTGCTGCTACTTGGTTTGAGTAGGTTTGCTGTCCTTGTCCGTATGGGAGTCCTGGAATGTATCTAGCACCTTGTGTTGGTCCCCCGTCAGTGCGCTGAGAAAGAGCGCCAGGGCCTGAAACTGGTGCTGGGTTAGACGGTGCACGGTATCCACCTTGTACTGCCATTATTCATCTCCTTCGTCTTCCAATTCATCTTCAACTTCTGCTGGTTGGCCAAAGGAATCTTTATTGTATTCCTTAGCCAGACGCATCATGCCTTCGGCATTCCAGGGTGTCATTGCTTCTGACACTTCCGTATGCAAGTAACGAGTTCCATCATAGTCTGCCCATTCTGTAATTATTAACCAGTTAGCGCAGATAAAGTTAGACCCATCAGGGTCTTCCTCTATTAGAACTTTTAATGCTTGCTCTATTTTCTCCCTGAATCTCTCACTCATTTTGCGTACTGAATCTTTGTAATAATTGGTGCACTTGTGTGAATATCCCACATGCACGCTACTTCAATGGCTCTGCGAATTATTTTTTCCGCTTGTTCTGGAGTTTTCGCTTTATCAATATGTAAAGCCTCCATAACTCCCAAAGCAACATCGCCACCGCTCCCACCATAATAGATACCACGGATATCACGGTCCCAAGAATAATCTTCAAAGACAGGATAAATAACTCCATGTATGCTGATAATAAAATCTGAATCCTGCGCTGCTGCATCGCCATCTTCTTTCATGTCATAACCTGCATCAATAAATACTTTACGCATAGCAGGTATAAACTTTTGTGTCATAAACAAATCTAAGTTTTCTAACTTAGTTGGCTTAGGTGGTTTCCATCCAAAGTGAAGGATGTTAGAACCACGACTAGCACCAGAACCTGCAATTAAATATCCGTTGTTCTCGATAATCTTGTGAGTAGCAATCGTCATAGGACGACCATTATCATCAGATGCTCTAGAATCGCAACCGATTACAGACCAGCCATCTCCTTGATAAGCAGCAAGTGTTGTCATTGTCCCCTACCTAGTTATCTTTGAGTTACGGTTCGTGCCGAAGCGTTTGCTGTTCCACCCATCGTTAGGCTGGAAAGTAAACTTTGTAATCCTTGTGGAGGTTGAGCGCCACCTGCTGGAGGAGCGGCGGGAGCAGGGGACGGTTGCTCAACCATAGGTGCTTCCCCAGCAGGTGGTAATTCTGGAGCGAACACTTCATTGATTGCGTCCTCAATCTGAGTGCCCTTTTGGCGCATACGGATAACTTCTGCAATCTTCTTAACGATTGTAGTTGGGTCTCCGCCATTAGCAATAAGTTGTGGAATTGCTTGTGCTGAAGCATTCAAAGATGAAATAAGAGCATTACGCATTTCTTCAACTTCAATCTTTTCTTGCTCCTGAGTTACGTTAACTCCAAATGGTAATTCACGCTGTGCTAAGTCCTTAGAGATTAATTTACCACCAAGGGCTTGCAACATAAAAATAAGTCCCTGTGCTGGGTTAAGACCAGCCAGCATTCCATAACGAACATCAGCAGAGTAGTCTCCCTTAATGTCCTTTGATGGTAAATACTCAATTGCATAAGGGCTACCAGAATCAATACCACGAATTGCTTTTTGCTCATTAAAGATTTTCTCATCTACTTCAAAGCAAAGTGAAATTACACTCTTAAGTGTAGATGCAAAGATAGCCTGCGCTGATTTAACTTGTGTGTCAAATCCACCCATAAGGGCTTGCACGCCTTGACCAGTAATAATTGAAGCATCAATATTTCCAGTACGTGATTCAGGGTAGCGTGTTCCAGTACGCAGTTCGTTTTGTAGAACTGCTTGCTCATTAAACAATGAGCCAGATACTGGTAGTTCAACTCGGCGAACACCTGCTGGGTTCTTAGTACGGATAACTCCGTCTCCACCGAATTGGAACTCGTTCACATCGTCAGGGACAATCAGTGGTGCTTGCACAGCCTTCTCTGTTGCTTCCATCGCAAGTAATGCGAATCTATTGCGAAGCAACTGAATGCCTAGTACATCATCAAACTGTCCACGCATCTCACCATCAACGGTTGGTCGCTTTGCGACTACAACCATCATCTTGCCAATAGGATTCTTAGCACGGGAGATAACTAGGTTCTGACGGTCTGGAACAAAGATAATAGATTGATACTGGTCGTAGTAACGAACAATCTCAACTCTATTATTCATGTCTTGGTCATATCCGTCACGACCAAGCAAAACGTCAGTATGCTCTGGGAACTGAGAAATCAATTCAGCCAGTGGCATAGCATAACGCTTAGCAAAAGCAACGCAGCGTCCGTAGCGGTCAAACTCAGGATACGCCCCGACAGGACTTTCTACGCGAATACGCGGCAACTTTGCTTCAGTGTCCAGTTCAATAATGAACGGAACAAACCCAAATGTAATGTACCAGTCAGCACCTGTGTACATCTGTACTTGCAACTCAGAGTTGTAAAGATAGTTAGCAGCAATGCGGGTGCGATTATCTGCTGCTTTACGAGCACGGTCTTTAGTTTGGCTAACTACTGAGCAGTTAACTGCTGGTAGTGGAGCCATAACTTCAGATAGGTCACGGGCTACAATGTCAACAAAGTTAGCAACTACGTTAGCCTCTACACCTTCTGGAAAAAACTCAGGGTATACATTAGAAATTAAACCTTGACGAACTAGTAGTACATCTTGATGGCGACTATCGCGTTCACGACTACGGTCTTTTAAAGACGCAACACGTGCAAAAATTTGCTTATCAGTTAGCATTATTTAATTCCTTTTTTTGCAAGATAAGCAGATGCTTTCTTTGCTATATTGGCTGCTTCTTTTTTGCTTATATCTGTTACGCCTAAACCGTACCTTCTAAAAAATGCATCTGCAATATCATCATTCTGTTTGAACGCATCTCTTTGAGCCTTGTTCATTTCAGCAATAATCTTTTTAATATTACTTAGTTCATTCTTTAATGGTGCATCTGAATTACGTGCTGGTTCACGTGATGCAATTGTTGGTTGACGCGGAACAAGAGTATTTCTTGGGTCTTCTGCCGCATCTCTAATTGCTTTCTTTCTAATAATTGCTTCTTTAGCCTTTTGAGACTTAGCAATCAAACGCTTTTGCGCCGCAATCTCGCGCTTTCTTTTATCGCGCATAGCACGGGCTTCACGCTTTAAAGATGCTTTTGCTGCTCCTGGTCGTACTGGTGGAGTAACAGGTTCAGCCTTTTTACGTGGCGCAGGTCTTGCGCTTGCACGTGCAGTGCGGGCTGCTTTTTCAGCACCACGTCTTGCAATAACATCTGCTGGTGTAACACGTTCTTTTTGTGCTGACCGAGTTACGGTTCTGGTATCAGGCTTTTTTCTGTAAAGATTATAAATCTCTTTAGCAGGGTCTACTTTTGGTGGGCGAACAGAACCAGTGCTACCTCTGCGTTCTACTACACGCTTAGGTGGATTAGCCACATCTGGTCTACGACTAGCGCGACCTAGTCTAGGTGCACCAGTTTGCATCTCAGTACGGATAAGAGATTTAATATCTTTTTGTGTAACTTTTTTTGCAGCAGCCTGCATAAGGCGTTTTTTTGCTGCATTAGAGATGGCAGCACGGGCTATTGCCGCTACTACTCCTGCTGCTAGTGGTGCTGGCATCTCTGCTCCTTTGTTAAATCATCTTCCGTCTTGCGGGTAAACGCTTCATTCTTGATGGCTTTGCAGGTCCTGAAGTTCCAGACTTTTTAGGACCAGATGGCATTGGCCGTTGCTTAATTCTTGGCTTACCATAGTTGCCTTCTCTTGTAGGCATAGGCACTGGTGTTGCTTGTCCAGGTGCACGATTAGGCTTACGCGTTGGCATAGGTACTGGCTTAGCAGTAGGTCTAACTATGCGCATTTGTGGCGAACCCGCCTTCTTTTTTGCAATCATAATTACTTAGCCTTCTTCTTAGCGGCCTTCTTAATTAACTTTGGAGTGTTAGCCTTGCGACCTGACTTTGAAACAACGTTTTCTGTCAACTTAACTGCACCTGTAAAGTTTGGAACTTCTCGTGTAGAGCGTCTCATGCTTACAAGTTTTGCAATATCAGCAGCGGTCATGTAGTACTCGCCATAATACTTCTTGCCGTCTTTAGTTACCTTGACATCTTCCATCATCTTTTTAACTGCGTTACGACCTGTGGTATCTGGCACGTATCCCTTAGGAGCCAATGATGGTCCTTGTGCTGCCTTTAGTCCACGTGCAGTTGCTTTGGCACTCTTCTTTGCTGATGCTTTCTTTGCCTTGCTTACCTTGGCTGCTACTGCTTTCTTTGCTGCATCAGCCGCATATTGTTGACCAGCCTTTTTTCCCTGAATGCTGCTTACAACTGCCTTACCTGCCTTTGTTACAATTTTCTTTAATGGCATTTTATTTTTCCTTTACTTTTTCTTTTTCTTAGAAGCAACTACCGCTGCTCCAGCGCCACCCGCTGCGGCACTTGCTACTGCTGTTTTCTTAACAACTCTTGTAGTTTTAGATTGAGTTGCCTTTTTCATACCTTTTACTTCGCGCTTTGCTGTGCGGTATGCAGCAGCATATGCCTTTGCTCTTTCTGCCTGACGAATAGCATCTAATCTATCTAACTGATTAAGAGTCATATTGTCAGGAACACCTTTGCGTAATCCACCTAGTGATGGAGTACTCAATGCTGGAAAGTTTTTTACATCTACTCCGCCAAAGCCTTTATCAAGACCCATTCTTTTTTTGAATGCATTTGACTCACCAACGGTTGTTGAACCATAAGAACCTTTTTTGCTGCTTTGCTTAGCAATTCGCTTAGTTGTTTTAGCAAGTTGCTTAGTGCCCTTCTTCATAACCTTGGCTTGTTTAATGGTCATGTTAGGTGTGTTCTTTAAATCTACAGAACGTGCAATAATTTGCTTGTCTTTAGTGGCACGGGAAGATGCTACCTTTTTAATAATTTTAATTGGATTTGCCATTGTATTAAAACATCTTCCTCTTGCGTGGTGTTACCTTTTTAGTGGTAGTAGAAGCCTTAACTGCTTTAGTAGACTTAACAACTTTCTTTACAGCCTTGCCTGTAGCCTTTGCAATCTTTCCATAAGGAACTAAATACATAGCAACATCGGTTGCATTCTGGGGCATAATCCAGTCATTAGAAAACTTTGCCACTTTACCAGCAGTACCTGGTAGAGGTTTTTGTTTTTTAATTTTTGGGATATCAGTACGATTAGAAGTCTTAGCCATGTTACTTAGCCTTTTTCTTTACAGGTACTTTTGGAGTAGTTGGTTTTTTAGTTCTGCTGTTTATGCTTCTTAAATCTTTAGAAGGATACTTAAGAGATGTAATTTTTTTAGAAGACCCAGCATTGTATTCAGTTAACTGAGCAGTATCTTTAATATTTCTCATACTGCCCTTAACTGGCTTGCCAGTCATATATTCTGTAACTTTAAGTTTTCCTTTTGGATTTCTCCATGCAACTGGTGAACCTATAGTTCTACCCTTTGCTGCAGCAGCGTTAATTCGTGTGGCTTTTTTTGCTGCTGCGTCTTTAGCAACTTTAGGTGCAACTTTTTTTGTTTTTGAACCCTTAACTACTTTACCTATAATTTTTGCTATGTTAGCCATATTACTTACCTTTTTTCTTTACAGGTACTGGTCTTCCGCGCATAACGCGATACTTGGCCTCAGAGGATGCATTACCAGCATTACGAACAAGTGGATGTTTTTCAAGGCCACTAATAATTTTTACTTCTTTTAAAGTAGCACGGCGTGACGTTGTTGAAGTAGGCAAAGTTTTTTTATTGGTTTCTTTTGCCCAGTTCTTATTTTTACCTTTACCAGTAAGTACACCAGATTCTTTTACTTTAGTATTGCGTGTTATAGATTTTGCCTTACCAGTAGTAAGTTTTTCTATATCTTTATAATTGGTTGCTTTAAGCCCTTTAGAGTTTTTCTTTCCACGCATTGCTTTATTTAATACTTTTATTACGTTAGCCATGTTGGTCCTTATCCGAATTGCTCTTGCCACTGTTCTTGCAGCGCAAGGTCTAGGTTTACTGTTCCGCGTTTTGCTAGTTGTGCACGGGTTGCCCAACGATTATCTGCGTATCGTGAGATAACTGTGCTTTGTTGCATCAACTCACGGCAGCGTAGGAACGCAAACCACATGGCCATTACGCAGTCAGTCTTGCCTTTGGTCTCAGGCTTCCACGTAATCAGTTGTTGAATTAACGCCTTCACTCCTTCTGAACCTTCAGAGGAGGGAAATTCAATTGTGTTGTTCTTCTGGAATACTCCATCGTGCATAGTGCCTAGCATGGTTGACATAGATGCAACACCATGTGAGGTATCCCATTTGTTCTTCTGTGTGAAGTGCGGCTTTAAACTACAGCCGTATTGCGACAGCCATTGACGCAAATCAGTATCAAGTTCATAGGCTTTCTGGTGTGCGTTAATTTCAACACGCAACTCATTAGGGTTATACTTGATAACAAATTCTTCAATCATCGCACGAATCTTTTGTGGTGTTGGGTCGGACATGTTCTCACAGTCCAGCACATACATTTTTCCGTCTGCTCGGTTATAGGTCATCGCTACAAATGCAGCATGGCCTCTGCCCATAGCAGGGTCAAATCCAACAACTGTATAACCTTCGACACTGGTCGGATGTCCCACCGCGCCTGGTTTTAACGGACCTCGTCTACGTGTACCTTTGACACAAGCCTGAACCAGGGCGGGTGGGAAGATGGAATCTTCTTCGACATCCTCCTGCTGATAAACCAAAGCCCAAGTACTAGGAGTTACTTCGCCACGGCGCTTGAACAAAGATGG